CACTGAGCCGCCCATTGCGCGGGCTCCTGAGATGCCGTCTATAAGAGTGTAAGCCGCTAGCAGTGCCGCACCACCCACTACGGCCGCCGCACCAAATGAACCAATAGACGCAACCAAAGCAGCCGGGAGCCATGCGGCGGCAGTGGTGCCCGCAGCGGCCACCGACGCGGCCGTTGACGTGGTGGTTGCTGCGACGCTTGCCGTGGTTGCTGCGGCAGCCCCAGTAACAACTGCGGCTGTTTTTGTACCCTCAGCAGCAACCACAGCGCTTGTCTTTGTAGCCTCCGAGGCAACAACAGCGGCTGTTTCCGTGCCAATGCCTGCCAGTCTAAGCGCTTGGTTAATCGCCCACTGTGCAGCCATTTGTCCAATTGTGTTTATAGTTCCTCGAAGCAGCGCTTCAAGCATTTGTTTTCCAGCGTCTTCCACGCTTTCAAAATCAAAGATTACAGACTCAAACGCATTGCCAAAACTTGACGTAAAGTTGTTTGCAACTTGCGCTGTTAGCTCTTGAAGGTCACTCATTGTTACTTCTGCAGCTTCTAAGTATTGCTCCCAGAAGCCAGCGTTCAAATCGTTTATTTTTTCATTCTTTTCTTGCTCAAGCTGCACCAATAAGTTGTTTTGAGCATCCCCTGTGATTTTTGTGCTATCCAGAATAATATCTCGACGCCGCTCGTACGAAGCGATAATCGAGGCTTCTTCTGACATTAGGCTGGCTGCAATTCCAGATGCCTCTCTGTTAATTGATGCCTGCTCAGTCATGCCCGCGTTGCCATCGCTGGCAATAGCGATCATCCGGTCAGTATGCTGCCTAAACGCTTCCTCCCTTAGCGCCTCTTTCTCACCCGCGCTAATGTTGAACGAATCAATCATGTCTAGCTGGTCAGCGTAGCGGGTGAACTCTGCTTGCGCGGGGTTGAGTGCACTGATGACAGAGGCGTAATTGTCTGCGGCTTTTGCTGCCTTTTCTAGTTCGGTGGAAGAGGTCTCTGACTTTTCCCCTAGCGACTCAAGTAACGCATTAACTTTTTCAATGGCACCGGATGAGGCGTCAGCGGCTAAGTTAAGCTCATCTATTTGTGCCTTCAGTTCCCTTGCCCGATTTATGTCTTCGCTGGTGGCGATTTGCATTGCGCCACCCTGCGGGGTGAGCTGGCCGCTGTTCCTTATAATGTCCTGTACAGTTTCGAGTTGTGCGCCCAGCTTTTCGGCCTCAGTGCGCGAGTCGATCATATCTTGAGCAAGTCCAGTCCTTTTTGTTTTCTAGCTGAGCCACTGTAAACAGGTCAAGGTTTTCGGTCAGTCCTCCTACGGCCTTTTTAAGTTTGTCAGCTCGCTCTATAGCAGGGTCAAATGATTCATTAAGGCTCCACACGGCAGCGGCTGCTGCCCCAAGTACAGTTGCCAGAACAATGTAAGGGTTAGCTCTTGCGGCGATATTGAACGCAATCTGTGCACCGGTTGCAGCGCGTGTTGCTGCGGCGATGGCTGTCAAAGTTGCAGCGGCTCCGGCCAGCCCCGCGAAAGACGCCTTTAGAATGTCAACGTTTTCTGTGAGGGTTTCAACCGTCTGGGCTGCTGCATCAATCGACGCCTCGAAAGCATCAGTGGCTCCAGCCTCGCCTATGGCCCTGAAAAGTTGATCCACCCCATCTTCAAGGTTAGATGTTTTACCGGCCAAGGTATCCATCTGGTCGGCCATGGCACCGGCAAAGGTGGTGTTGCCGATTTCTTCCAAATAGCCGCTTATCGCCGTTGAACTATTACGGACAGTCGTCTCTACGCCCTGAAACGTAAATGTTATCTGATCGCCTTGCTTGCTGGCACGAATGCCGAATTCTTTAAGACGTTCGAACTCTCCTGTAGAAGCATCCGCCACTGCTTCGATCATCTGCATTAGGTCTTTGCCCATTGCAGCGGAGGTGTTGCCGAACGATCTTAGGGCTTTTTCAGTAGGGTCAAGGCCCAGAGATTTCATACGGATAAAACCTTGAACCGACTGATCAAGGGTAAACGGTGTGGTTTTTGCGAACTCTAGCAGATCAGCCCATGCTGTGTTTGCGGCTTCAACAGATCCCGTAACGGTTTTAAGTGACGCTTGCAGAACCTGTGTGCTTTTTACTGTTGCGAAAATGCTTTTAGCAAGACCAGCCGCGCCAAGTGTGGTTACTACTGCCGCAACGGCTGTGCGCAGTCCGGTGAAAGAACTCCCCAGGCTGGCAACGCTCCCTTTTGTCTTTCCTGCCTGATTGCCGAAACGGTCTAGATCATTGCGCCCGCGCCGGATGTCGCTTGTGTCGGCTCTTACCGATAACGAATAAACATCAGCCACGTTTTGCGCCTCCACCAGCTTGCTTGAATAGTCTCTGGAACTGTGAGCTTGATCGTTCCCGCATTTCGTCTAATGTCCTCACGTCATAAGGAGGCTCTGCGTTAGAGTCTTTGCTTCTATGTAATTGTACCACATAACTCTCAGATAGCTTATGAAGGGTGTCCGCTTCCCATGGCGTTAGATCGGTATCAGTGAGTCTGCACCATGCTGAGATTTCTTGGTAGTCAATAGGTGCTGGGCCTTGCCGTGCGAAGCCAATTTGGGAAAGCATTTCGATTAGGTATGCGCCCTGAGCATGGTCAGGCAGTTTCAGGCGGGAGTCTTTGGGGTCTAACTGCTTTGCTCTTTGCTCTTTTTCGCCCTCTGGCACAACATGAAGCCATGCCAGGTGACGAACAGCCAGGTCTAGCTTTTCCCTGACTTTGTGAAAAAAGGGAGCGTTTCTGGATTGCCACGCTGATTTGACTTACGAACCAGTCGAGGCTCTCGTCTTTCAGCATCGCAAGCGCTTCAGGGCTATCGGGCTGGATTGCCTTGCCGTCTACCTCGACGTTCTGCCATGAGACTATACATGATTGCAGCAACTTAGCGCCACGCTCTGACGCCTGAGCTTCGTCGGTGGCGTCAAAGTCACGGGCCAACTCAATAGCAGCCTTTCGGTATGCCTTCGAATCGCGTCCGTACACCTCAACAACAACATCGGTCTTGCCGCCAAGCGGATCTAGGATAGGAACCTTGGCGGTGTCTTTACGCTTGAAGGATCGAATATCCATTAAGGTGCAACCACTGGAACTAGCTTCTTGGACAGCCGCACGGCAAAGCTGCCCCCATAGATACTGTTAGCGCTGCCCGGATTATATTGAAACTCGGACACAACACCGGTGGTGTAGATAATAGCGCCGGTAGGGTCTTCAAGTTTTACGCTGTGCTTCAACGTTGCGTTCGGACCATCTAGGCCAGATCGAAGGACATCTTGACCAGCGTTGGTTGCGTCGTGCGCAATATCACCCGAAAGCGATCCGTAATCAATGCTGCCAGCGACCGGCTCAACCACGCCAGTATCAATCGGGGTAAATGTCGGCATTTCCCGCGTTCCGCCGAATGCTCCGATGTTGCCAACCTCTCCGACCAGCTCATAAGTGAGCGCGGCATAGCCATCATCATCAAATGTATCAGGCTCACCTTGGACGATGGAAAACTTTGTGCCTAAACTTGTACCAGCCATAATGTAATCCTCTAAACTTCAGTTTTGATATAACCAATTCTAACACATTAACCTGATAGGTTCGCAACCTGTTCATCTATTGATCTGTCAAGCTCTCTTAAGCTGACCCGAACCATGCCCTCCGCCGCCTGAGTAGACCAAGAATCAAACTCCAGACGACCGATATAGGGGGCATTATTGGTCAAGAAAAATACATTCCCCGGAGCCTTATGAGCCTCCCCCGCAATGCTGGCCAGTGTAGCTGTCCCGCTTTTGTCGGTTGCCTCTGTCGTGCCACTCGCTGGACTTCCTATTGATGCTTGCCAATTGCCTCGCGCCTGCCCGCCTGTATAGCCTGGAGGTGGCGGCCCTTGCCATAGGCTAGGATTGCCGACCGGAGTACGCAACACGATGCGCTTAGATAGGTCAAGCAACGTACCCCTGACAACCTCATCCATGCGGTCGCCAGCAATGCGCTCTATATCCCTTAGCCTGCTAAAATCGAAGTTAGCCAAACGCCCTCCAGTTCACGCTTACCGGCATTAGCCACCAGCCACCTGAAGCCAAGCCTTGCGCTACGTTCACTTGCTCGACCACTACACTCTGCCCCTCGAATACAAGCATCGTCCCGCGTGTAAAGTGTGCCGTGATCGAATCAATAAGCTGATGCGATTCAAATTTATAATCGTCAAGGGGTGCGTAGATGCTCACTTGGTACACGCCGATGAAGTCTGTTGATCCGCCAGGTTCCATTCCAACTGTTGAGGACGTGGCGGGCAGGTAAGATTCACGGAGCCAGGTGGTGCCCTCTACAGGCGTGTACTTTGCGTTTTCATACGCAATAGGAGGCGCGGCTGGCAGAGAGCCAAGGCGTGATGATAGTGCTGCGCTGATCTTTCTGTGGCTCATGCTATACCCTCAACTGGCAAATATAGATCACGTCTGCGCCAGACTTGGTAATCGGCTGCACATCCATGACCCGGAAAGTCTTTCCCTGTACCTGGGCACGCCAACCTTGCTCGGGGGCTTCGTCCACTTTGTTTAGAATCAGTCGCGTGTCTGATCGCTTGATAACGGTGCCGTCAACTTCTGCGTTTTGGAAGCGGGACGGATAGCCGAATCCTGAGACCACGCTCTCAGTTGCAGGGGTAATTATCTCGCCCGTTGCCGGGTTTCTGACCTCGTCGGTTTCATAGGTAAGGGACACGGCTTCACCGAATTCGGCTAGTAGTTTGGTGGCTGTGTCAGCAATACTCATGCGCGCGTCACCGCAAACGTTGTGGTACTTGAACCGGCGTTAACCAACAGCTTTCGCAAAGCCGCTGTAATGGTTTTAACGATGGTCTGCGCGGCTGCGTTGTCCATATACTCGACTTCAATAACGTCCACCTTCTCCCGCTTAGTAGCACGCTCCACATTAGCAAGCGGACTATTCTCTGAATCAATAGCAAGTGCTGTGGCGATCTGTCCAGTTTGCAGTGCTGGCGGAATGATGGTGGGCACAAAATAGAAGCCATCAATATAGACATTAGATCGCGGCCACTGTAGCGCCTGACCCTTTGAATACTTAGTGCCGATAAAGGACAGGCTCTCGATGTAGTCCATGGCCTTGATTAGCAGCACGTCAGTTGCAGCGGTTAACGTGATGCCACGATCAGCCGCGTAGGTCGTTAGCTCTGCTTCAGTGACGTAGCTGTTAGCACCCGGAACCACGGTGCCATCTTCAATAATAATGGTTGCCATGATCGCGCCTTATATATTACGTTTCTTTCGGTTCTTCTGAATCAGGTACGCTTGAAACTGAACGCTGTCGGCTTTCGCGTACTCCCTCTCGACTGGAGGTTTTGGCTGCTCTGCGCTTTGGTTCTGGTTTGCCATTTTTCTGATCCTCACGCTGGTTGCGCTTTACTTTCTGCATCGTCTCAAAGTCTACGGGTTGCCCAGCTTCAAGGCCGTCTTTGTTTAATGGCATAATAATGTCCTCTGTTAGCTTATTTTAGCATAAAAAAGGCCAGCGGTTAAACTGGCCTCCTTTCCCTTTTTACATCGCTATCAATTGGTAACGAGATAGGCTATAGGCACGTTTTTCCGTGGCAGCACGCGATCCCACTGAGCATCTTGTGCAAGCTCTGTTTGGGTAAAGCTGACGTCAGTCGGAGTGCCGGTCTGTTGAAAGCCGAACGGATGCAGCAACCACGTGTTGCGAACCCACAAAGTCTCAATGCCGCCGCCGTCGCCTTGCTCTTCGTTGCGGTCAATCGCAACCGGAGTGATAGGAGAGCCGACGCCGTATCCGAACGCGCCGGGGCCAAACAGCACAGAGTTATACTTAAACCCGTCTTGGGTCCCTGTAGTAACAGTCAGGCCGTCATCTACAATGACCCGCTTGCCCATGTACGTTGGGATTGTCGCCATGCCGTCGCTGTCGGGGATAAAGTCGATGTCGTTATTCTTCACCATTTGCGCCATTACAGCCGAGTGGACGGCAATGGTGGTGAAGATTTCAGCCGAATCACCAGCCGTATACAGCGCTTCAGTGAAGGCGTCACGGTTGAACCGGGTCGTAGCGCTCTGGCCTGCAATAGACTCAGAAGCCACGTCGATGACCATATCGCCGCTGTCGTTCTCCACGTTATCGGCCAATACGCCGTTAGTAGCTGCAATGAGGCGGCGCTGCCATTGACGTGCAAAGTAGCGGTCAGTTCGAGCGCGGACGGCTTCCATCGCAGTGCCACCCATTGCCAGTTCAGACGCCAAATCAGCAGCCTGCCAGCCTTGGTTTACAAACGACTTGCGGGCTGTCTGTTCGCCTTGGGTGATTTTCTGTGGTGTCGCAGAGCTTGACGGGTCGTCTGAGCTGTAGTTAACTTCAGTCGAGCCGTCAAGGTCATTCCAGTAAGGAAGCTCGATGCTCTTACCGGGCGCGTTTGCCAGTTCATCCAGCAAGCCGTTACGGGTGATAATGCCGGACTCAAAGAACCGGGTTTTCTCAGGGCCTTCAATCTGCGGAAGGTCGCGGAAAAATTGTTACATCAATGATGTCTGAAAGACGAGTAGTAGCCATCGGGTGTTACCTTATGTTCCGTAATGTTGGGTGCGCAATCGGTCATATTCGGAAGCATCAGCTTCTTTAATGGCCTTGAGTTCTGCGCCAGAGTATTCGTTAAACTTCTTGCCTGCGGGTACACCCGACCCTTGACCACCAGCAGCGCCTCCGCCGGTTGCCTTTGAACCTGCCAGGTAGTTGGCATATCGTGCGCCATCTTTAACCTTGGCCTCCAGCTCTGCCAGGGAGTTAACGCCATCACCTGTGACCTTAACCTGCCCTGAATCATTATCGTAATCGAATTCAAATCGTACCTTCAGAAGATCACGAAGATCCTCGTTGTACTCACCGCCAGCGCCTAGCTTGTTGACCACGCCGTTCAGTGCGTTGTTGACCTTTCGGTTTTCGTCTGGCTCATCAGCTTATTGTAACGGTCTGTCTGCTCAGCGGCCCGCTCTTCCATCAAGCGGTTCAACTTCTCAACGTCGCCATCGGCCTTGGCCTTGTCCTCTTCAGCCTTGCGTGTCTTCTCTGACGCCTCGCGCTGCTTTTCCTGTAGCTCTTCTTTCTCGGTCTTCAGATTCTGGTTAGTGGTCTTCAGACCCTTTACCTCATCATCGACCTTTGTCTGTACTTCGGCTTCCGTATAGACGGTAATCTTTTGGCCTTCGTGTTCGATTTCCATTGGCATTGTAAACACCTGTTACATGCTCGACTGCGCGCCTGCGTAGCCTGGTTATAAAAAGTTGTCCCTTATGCTGTAACAGTATAGCACATCGCTTGACATTTTAAACAGGCGTAAAAAGACCCGCACTAGGCGGGCTTGTGTGTTGATAGTTTTCTAGGGCTGGATTCAGTGTTTAAATAATCTGAACACGTCTTTTTTTGTCCTTTTGTATCATCCCTGTAATCCCCGACCATCCTAACTTCTGCGTCGGTGTGCCTGCGCTTTTCATCGTCGTTTAACTGGTCGATGCGGGTATGTTGCAGCATTCTGTGCCCCTTCCTTAATCCCTTGCTAACCATCTTCATCGACTCCTGGCAGGCAACACGCGCCTGATCACGCGGGGGAACAATATAATAACCTTGGCCACGTACAGACTTAATCGCGATGCTCCTATTCTCTAGCAGCCAGTCTTTGAACGCCTCAACTCTGCCCATGGCAAGCCATTGTATTCTTTCAGCCTCGCTTAAATTCTTTGGCTCTGGAATCTGCAAGGCGTACTTGATCCAATCGTGAGTTAAAATATCGCCGTCTTTGTGGTTGCTGTTGTTGAATTCATTAATAGCATTTTGTAGCCATGTAGGTTGATTGCTCATTTAATCACCTCTACTGAAAAGCGTCCGAACTTTGGCCGATAGTCGCCGACTCCGCAATAAGTGCCGCCATCTTCAAAACACTTGATAATCTGATCACGGTTAATGCTCTCAGGATCGTACGCGATTTCACATGATGCGGCCCACTTTCTGAACG